GGTCGATCTGTCGGTGCGTGCGCCGGCCGGCGCCCTGGAGCTGTTTGTGTTTCATCGGTTACCTTCCGTAGCTGTAGGTGGCCGCGATGGACTCAAGCTCAATCTCCTCGTCGTTGCCGGTGTTGTCATCCAAGGTCACCCTGATCTGCAACAGGTAGAAGTCGACCCCGAGGTCCGTGGCGACGATGTGGCGGGCGTTGGCGGTGTTGGCGGCCTGGGTCCAGGAGCCGGACTCGGTGCGGTACTCAACTTTGGTGTAGAAGTCGGCGACGGCGTCGGAGACGACAGCGGACAGGTTGAGGAGGTGCTTTTGCACGGTCGGCCGGCCCATGTCGATCCACGAGCTGATGAAGACCCCATCCTCGTAGTCCTCCAACCTGGTCCATCCGTCGGTGGCGCTTTCGGTGGTTGGGAGCCAGAGCTCGCCGGCCATCGGGTACAGGTCGGCGTCATCGGGGCAGGTTAGCGCGCCGTCCAGGACCTGCACGAAGCGGCCGCCGTGGTAGAGGTAGATGTACTGGGCGGATGCGCTGAGGAAGTACAGGATCAAGCGACCTCTCCACTGCACCAGACCCCAGGCGGTAGGGACGACGGGCGCATCCACCTTGTCCACCAGCTCGACGGAGTTGCCGTCGAAGAGCCAGATGGGGATCACTTCACAATCGCTGGAGGAGGACCAGTAGACGCCGGGGGAGAAGAAGAGCTTATCCTCCTGGATAGCCCAGGGTGTGGCCCAGCTGGCGGCGACGTCGTCGGGAACGTAGCGACCGGTGGCGGTTTCGATGTAGGCGAGCTGGCGGAGATCGGCGGGCGGCCGGTCGTCCACCAGGTAGACGTAGAGGGCGCCGTCGGGCTGGCGGCAGAAGAGGACGATGTTCTCTCGGTAGTGCATCATGTACTCGACGTTGATGACGGGGTTATCGAGGTAGGAGGCGAAGGCGCTGGCGTCGTTGTCGTAGCGGTAGAGGTCGTCGGTCTGGGTGAGCATGAAGATCGTATCGCGGACGGTGAGCAGGGCGTGGGCGTCTCCGCCGGTGTAGGCTGCGGCGGTGTAGCCTCCCGGCGTGGTGGCGGTGCGGTAGACGTCCCGGTCGCTGCCGACCAGCCAGAAGGAGTTGAGGGCTGCGGCGACGTTGAGCTTATGTCTTCCCCCGATCTCGCTGGGCGTGCTGCTGAGCTGATGGACGCCGGAGGTGCTGAGGTCTGCGTGTTCGATGACCATTTGGCCGATGTCGCTGTTGGCGGTGTCTGTGCCGATGAAGTAGAACTTGTTGTTGAGGACCTCGTAGTAGGCGCCGAAGGGGTAGTCGAAGTTGGAGACGTAGTCGATGTGGCCGGTCCAGGAGGGCATGCGCTTGAGGGACTGGTTGTCGCGGGCGGGTAACAAGGCGTCAAGGCTCCAGAAGTCCCCGGCGGAGTGGTGGTAGTAGCGATTGGGGGTGATGAACTGATCTTGCTGCCAGTGTTGTACGCGCATGAGGTCAGCTCCAGTCGTCGTCCCACCGGTCGAGCCTGCCGGTGCGGGCGATGCCGCTGTGTTTAATGCCTTCGCGGCGCCCGAGCCTCTCGAGGGCGAGCTCGAACTCCTTGAGGCGGGCGTCGGCCCAGTCGCGCAGGTCTCGGTTGCCCCAGTAGGTCTCTTTCTCCTGGACTCTTTCTTGGGCGCAGTAGCCGGTGGCGCCGACGATGAGGGTGGTGACGTCGCGGTCGGGCAGGGTGGTGGCGGTGGCGCTGTCTAGGCCGCTGATGGTCTGCTCGGTGGTGTAGAAGATCCTGAGGACGTCGCCGCTGTCGGGCTCGACGGACTCGTCGATGAACAGCACGTCCCCGGGCCAGACCTGGAAGTCGGCCCAGTCGGGGCGCCAATCGGGGTCGCTGGCGTCGTAGTCGAGCCACACGCGCTCGATGTCCAGGTAGTCGATGCTGCTGATGTCGACCTCGCGTCCGTCGGCGCTGAGGGTGACGGTGGTGATGGCGCGGTGGGGCTTCATCTCGGTGATGCGGTGGAGGGCCCAGCGGACGGCCTCGTCGATGTCCTCCTGCGGGTAGGCCTTGGCGCGCCGGACGTAGGCGCGGAGCTCCATCTGCGCCTGGAAGCGGAAGTTGCGGCCTTGCTCGTCGGCGTACTTGCGCAGGTCGGCGACGACGTCGTTGTGGGCATAGAGGTCCTCGGCGAGCTCGACGGAGCGCATCTGGGCGGCGAAGTGGCAGGCGCCGGTGACGATGGTGCCCTCGTCGTCGGCGGGGAGGGTGGTGGCGGTGGCGCTGTCCAGGTCCTCGATGGTGTGCATCTTGGTGTACCAGACGCGGACGGTGTCGCCGGACTCTGGTTCCTCGCGGTCGTCGATGTAGAGCAGATCCCCTGGCCACACCTCGAACTGCCTGTAGTTCGGAGGATACGAAGGATCCGACGAATCGTAGTCCCACCAGACATCCTCGACCTGGAGGCAGCCAGTGAGGGAGGAGATGTCGATCTCGCGGCCGGCCGAGGAGAGGGCGATGGTGCCGAGGGCGTGGTTGGGCTTGTACTTGCTGTACTGCTCGAGGGCCGTGCGGATGGCCTCGTCAAGGTCGTCGGTGCTCCAGCGGGCGTTGGTGGCATCCTGGAGGCGGGCCTCGACGCGATCGCGGATGGTGGCCAGGTTGTTGCTGGACTCGGTGATCACCTCGGGCTCGGTGAGGCCGTAGGCGGCCTCGAGCTGGGTGCGGATGCGGTCGCGGATGTCGTTCAGGGTTGACATGGGTGATCTCCTAGTGGCGCATGCGCCGGAGCAGGGGCGGACAGGCGCTGTCGGGGTAGGGCCATTCGTAGCGGCCGATGTCGGGGGCGCTGCCCTCGGTGCCCTCGGTTATGTCGGCGATGGTGGTGCCAGCGTCGATGGCGGGGCTGGCCGCGGCGAGGGTGAAGTCGTCGTTTGCGGCGTCGGCGAACTGCGGGTCAGTGGTGACGTTGTTAGCGCCCTGGTCTTCCTCAGCGATGCCCTGCCAGTCGGGGTCGTTGCTGTTGAGCAGGTTGTAGTCGAGGTCGAGGGTGACGGTGTGCTCTTCGTTGTGGTGGATGGCGGTCTCACCGAGTTCGTAAAGGATGTTGTTCTTGGCGGTGAAGGTCATGTTGTCCTCGGTGGGCCAGATGCAGAAGCCGTACCCGTAGCCGGCGCCGGCGCGGGTGCCGTAGGCGGCGGTGCAGTGGTAGACGTTCCAGGTGCCATGGCCGTGGACGTGGACGAAGCCGAGGGATCCGTTGAGGCTGTCGACTTGGGGGTGGTCGTCGGTGGTGTGGTAGTGGAGGCAATACTTGATGGTGACGGTGCCCTCGTGTAGGGATTGGCCACGGATGCTGCCGTGGCGGATGTCGTAGAAGGTGCAATACTGAACGGTGCCTCCGGCGGTGCCTCCGGAGCCGGCCTTGCCGAAGTTGATGCCGAATTCTCCCTGGCGGTGGATGGTGCAGTATTCGATCAGGGTGTCGTCGCCGGCGTCGACCTGGACGCCGTTGTCGCCATCCTGGAAGTCGCAGTGTGTGAGGGTGGTGCCGGAGCAGCCGGTGAGGAGCTCGAGGATGTTGCCCTGCTGTTCGACGCGGGGGATGCCGACGATGGTGACGGTGTCGAGGGTGAGGTTGGCCTGATTGCACTTGAGGCAGTTGGAGGTGAAGTAGCCGGTGCGGGCGAAGGTACAGTTGGTGAGCGTGCACCCTGAGCCCTCGATGCTGCAGTGGTTGTTGCAGTACCATTGGATCAGGCCGGTGATGGAGACGTTGTTGGCGGAGATGGTGAGGTTGTAGTTGTGGTTGATGTGGGCCTCGATGCAGGTCGGTGCGTCGCCGCCGATGTTGACGTAGAGCTTGTTGTTGGCGTTGTCGAAGTAATAGCTGTTGGTGGTGGTGTCGCAGGTGGCGACGTCGGCGACGCTTTCGAGGTAGGTGGCGCCGTTGTAGCATCCGCCCCAGTTGGCTCCGGTGTGGGTGGCCTCATAGACGTTGGTCTGTCCGGCGGTCTTACTCCACGAGGTGAAGGCGACGCTGCCGGCCAGGACCGGGGTATGGCCGGTGTCGTTCTCGATGGTGACGCTGGCGACATTGATGGTGATGGTTTTCTCGCGGAAGAAGGTGGTGTAGTCGGAGCTGTCGCCGCGCAGGTAGAGCGTGTCGCCCTCGCTCATCTGGCCGATGGAGCCGGCGATGGTCTTCCAGGGGGATCCGGAGGATCCGTCGTCGGCGTCGTTGCCGTTGGCGTAGTCAGCATAATAGGTGGCCACAGTGCACCTACCTCAGCAGGCCGACGCGGACGGTGATGCCGGAGGCGGTGTAGGTACCGGTGCCCCTGGAAATGGCGGCGATGTACAGACCGTCGTCGCTGGAGGCTGCCTCGATGATCTTGCCGATGTTGGCCACCTCGGCGATCTGCGAGTTGACCAGGTCGACGTAGTCGTCGGTGGCCACCTCGACGATGGCGACGATCTCGTCGACGTTGGCGTCGGTGACAGAGACGGCGCTGTTCTCGGTGCCGATGGCGACGTTGCTGCGCAGGAGGACGATGTCCAGGGCCTGGGCCTGGTCATCGAAGTCGATCACCTGGACGTTCTGCAGGATGGCCTTGCCGCCGTCCTCGGTGAAGGCGGCGCCGTCGAGCTCTTGGGTGGCAGCCAGTACGTCGCCGTCCGCGTAGGCGTTGGTGTCGAGGGACAGGGTGACCTCGAAGACCTCGTCCTGGGAGACGATCTTGAGGACGCCGTCGGCGTCGACCTCGACGGGAATCAGGTTCTTACTGGGGTCCTGGGCTAGAATCAGGGTTGGCATGTGGGTCTCCTTGTTCTGTCTGTTCAATGCCGAGGCGGGCCTCCTCGAGGGGCTGACGGGAGCGGTGGAGGTAGCAAACGTAGCCGGGGCGTCGGTGGCGGATGGCGCGATCGACGGCGACGGCCCTATGCCAGTCGCCGTTGTGGGATGCCTTGAGCCGGCGCCAGGTATCGTGATCGTGGTAGGGACAGATGATGCAGGAGGAGGGCTCGGGGACCTCCAGATTGTGGCGTCGGAGCCACTGGATCACCATGTGGCGGGTGAAGGGACGGTTGAGATCGTCCAGGTAGGGATAGCGGTTGGGGACCCATTGAACGTTGGAGGGCTTTGCTCGCTTTGCCTCGTCGGCGGTGATGCCGATCCATTGCTCGAAGGATCCGGGGGCTTTAGGTCGGCCCTGGAGGACCAGGAGGCGCCGGAGCAGAGAGCGGAGGGGCCGGATTTTCCAGCGGTAGGAGCATTGGCGGCGGAGGGAACCGGAGGGTGTCCCGTCGGGCCAGTGCGTGAAGGCTGGAAGGTGAACGGGCTCGGTGGTGACGGTGAGGAGCTTGTTGGAGAGATCGGCGTCGTGGACGGTGAAGACAGGGATGCCGTGGCGCCGGAGCCAGGGTGTCCATTTGCGGGCGAAGCGGTAGGTGTGTTGGTACTCCCATCCGGTATCGGCGTGGATGGCCAGGTCAAGCTTGGGCAGCGTGCCCAGGGCCGACATGGCGGCCAGGCCCCACGATTGGACGCCCCATCCTAGGCTGAGAACTCTCAAAGGCACTCCATATGGGTTGGCGCGGGCGGCCCGGGTGAGTGCTCAGCACGCGGGCCGCCGCGCGCCTTAATTGGACAGGCTGGACCCCCCGCAGCGGTGCGGGGGGTTACTCCCTGGTGGAGAGCATGGCCTCCACGATCTTGCCGGCCATAGCGTCGCCCATGGCGCCGACCTGAGCGGCGAGTTGGGTGCCCATGGCGACGATGGACTCGCGCAGGGTCTCGGCGACGTCGGCGGCGATGGCGGAGGAGATGTTCCCCTGGGTCTGGGCGTTGTTCGCCAGGCCGGAGGCGATGGCGGACTCCACGGCGGACTGGGTGTAGACCTGGTTGGCCAGGCCGGCGGCCATGGCCTCGGAGGCCGTCTCGGACGGGTCGACGTGTAGGTGCTCGGCGCTGATGTCCTGCTTGGTGCCCATGCGCTCCAGGCTCATCTGGAGCGTGTTGGCGAACACGTTGTCCAGTTGGGCGCGGAAGCGCTCGCGGGCGTTGAAGGACTCCTCGGCGCGTCGCTGGCGGGCGTCGAAGCCCTCTTCCTGCTGGCGGACCATCTGGGATTTGAGGATCTGGTTGAACTCGTCCAGCTCGCGGGATCCGCGGATGATCTCCTTCTGCCAGGCGTCGACGAGGGCCTTCATGTTGGTGTCCCAGGCGCGGGCGTTGCTGGCGCGCTTGGAGCTCCAGTCGTCGACCATGTCCTTCAGGTTGTAGATCCAGGCTTCCTCATGGCCGACCTCGGAGCTCTCGGGGAGCACTTGGCCGGGGAGAGGCACGTAGTTGCCGTCCTCGGTGCGGATGAAGACTGTGTTGTCGGTCATTGTTCCACTCCTGGTGGTTGGATGCGTCTAGGCGGCTGGCGGTGTATCGAGCACCGGCAGTTCGATGGGCTTCCAGATTCGGAAGGCGAGCGTGTCCTCGGTGACGTGGTCTTGGCGTTTGAGCATGAGGCGCAGTTTAGCGAGCCGGAGGGCGTTGTAGGTGGCGAAGCCGATCTGGAGGAAGACGCGGAAGTAGAGGCCGAGGAGGTCGGTTCCTCCGAGGCGATCGGGGAGGGCGTAGTTGGTGCCGGGTCCGCCGACGATGGCCTTGGGGTTGGCCTGGGCCAGGGCGGTGAGCATCGGTCCCGGATGGCCGTCGTTGTGGCAGAGCCAGCAGTTGGAGACGAAGACCACGGCCCCCTCGAGGTCAGCCTGGGCGAGCTGATCCGCCGAGAGGGCCGGGGTGAGGTGGTCGCCATACCAGGTGCGGTCGCCTTCCCTGCCGTGCAGTTTGAACCACACGAGGTCGTATCCCGCGAGCAGAACCGGGTCGAACGTCGCCATCGTCGTGGGCGGGCACAGGATGGGCGAGGTCCCGGCCGCGCGGCGGACGAAGTGACGGAAGGAGGCCGAACAGTAGGCGAAGGTATGCATTAGTCTGCCTGTGATGGGACGACGGCGCCGTCAAGAGCGGACTGACCGCGGTAATACCAGCTGGTGCCGTCGGAAATCATGTAGACGTAGTCTCCGACAGCGCTGGCCGGGCTATCGTGGAAGGTGATGGTGTCGTCGGCTGAGGATGTGGGCCCGTCGTCGCCGGTGTCGACCTCGAGCTCGTTGATCCCGCCGATGAGGACGTTTTCCAGGGAGTTGCCGGTGACGATGGTGTAGTGGGCGCCGGAGGGTGCGGCCTTGACGATGAACTGGAAGGAGCAGCCGGCGTCTACGGTCGAGATGGCGGGCAGGATGGTCTGGAACTCGGTGGCGTGGTTGAGGAAGTAGGTTGTACCGCAGTTGGCTGCCGTGGCAGTGAAAGCGGCGGTTGCGTCAGCTGCCTTGAGCATGAGACCGCCGTTGATTGTGGTCGTGCCGGTGACGTTGAGGGTGCCGTCAATGTCGACGTTGCTGGCGAAGTCGGCGGCGCCGGTGAGCTCGAGCGGGGGCACGATGGAGAAGGCGGCGCTGTCGATCTCCAGGCGTTCGGTCCCTCCGGTGGCGATGTTGAGGGTGTCAGCGGCTGAGCGGAAGATCCCGGAGTCGGTGTCGTCCTCGAAGGTCAGGGCTGGAGCGGCGGCCGAGGAGGATCCTTCGATGTCGACCGGGTTGCTGAAGTTGGCGGCCAGGGCGATGGGTTCGGGCGGTTCGTCGGGTTGCTCGGGCATGGGGTACTGGACGCCGAAGAAGAGGGCGATGGCGAGGGTGACCAGGGACATGATGACCCAGGTGAGCCACCTGGTTTGGTTTTCGGTCATGGTTCTACTCCTTTTGGGCTTCGTAATGCAGATCGTAAGGTCGATCGTTCAAGCTAGGTTTGGGAGCGGGCCAAGGCAACGAGCCCACCAGCGATGGACACCACGCGCATCGTTGCTCTCAGGGGGTCCGCTCCCAGTGGGTTGTGCGGGTTCGATGGTTGGACCTCCCTCCTTCGCTTGAGGTCGAATGTTTCCTCGCGGTAGTGCGCAAGGCGCGGTCTCATACGCTCCGCAGGCCGTCCTCCAGGGCGGTGCCCAGGATGTAGGCCACGATGGCCAGCACAGCGTTGGTGAGCTGTTGTTTGTCCACGCCGGCCCGGGGTCCCAGGGCGATGAAGGCGATGGCGACGATGGTGGCCCAGAACTTGCGGGAGCGGAGTAGGTAGTAGAACTTGTCGGTTAGGTCATCGGGCATGGTGGCCTCCTGTTTATGGACAGGATTTACAAGATTTACAGGATAGTTAGGTGGGTCATAGCAGGTGTTCCTCGAGCCAGGCTTTGATCTGGCTCAGGGTGCGGTCGGAGATGCTGTCGTCCTCCTCGACCAGCTCGATCCACGTGCGCAGGTCGTCGTAGGTGAAGAGCCCCTTGTCGTGCAGCTTCTGGGCTGTTACGGATCCGACGCCGGGTATAGCGGTGAAGTCGTCAAGTCCGGCTGAACTTCGTTCAGCTTGGCAGTTTCCTCCTTCGTCAGAAACTGCAGGCTTGGCGTTGGTAGGGGGCTCGGGGTCTGGGGCCGGCTGGCTGGCTGCCCCTGGGGTGTGACCTGAGCCCCCTATGAAGGTTGGAGCGGGTGCGTTACTCCCGCTGTGGGGCAGCGTATTGGTTCGATTGGGCTCACCAGAGGTGACACGTTCGGCGGTGGGGACGGCTTGCGTGTCGGTTTCTGGGTAGTGAGCGACTTCGTAAGTGTCGAAGGGATCTTGGATGTACAGCACGTCATCTTCGATCCAGGCGCGTTGGATCATGGTGATCTCGAGCTGGCGTGCGACGGCCGAGACGAGGTAATGGTCCCTGTTTAGTTCACGAGCACCGGGCATGTCTAGCCCTCCTCGAACCAGAGCATAATGCAGGGGTCCACGGGATCGGTGCCGTCGCCGACGTCGAGGCCGACGGCAATGATGGAGCCGGCGGTGATGTGCGGGTAGTCGTCTCCCTGGTTACTGACCAGGTCACCGTCGAAGTCGTCGAGGTCCCAGACCGTGGGCGTGTCGTCCTGGCCGATGGCCTCGTTGTCGAGGTAGCCGTCGGGGTCGGCCTTGGTGCCGACGTTGATGTAGGTCGATGTAGCGGTGTTGTTCGCAGCTGCGGACACGGCGCGGAGCGTGAGATCGCAGGGCGCCTTGAAGAAGAACGTGGCGTCGGCCGCGATGGTGCCGGGCATGGCAAAGGTTACGGCTAGTGGTCTGAGCATGGGTTCCTCCTGTGCAAGTTCAGGTTACATTTTCCTGGCCATCTCTGCTGTTAGCGCAGCGGCGCGATATTCCAGAGCTAGGTCACCAGGTGCTTGTACCAGGCCCTCCAGTCGGTGGGTCCTACGGCGAAGAAGAACCGCACCTTGATGGGCATGGTGTCGTTGGTGAACATGAGGCCGGCGCGGGGGTCCGCGACGGAGAAGACCTCCGGGGCGCGGCCGTAGCGGAAGCCAAGGCCGAGACCGGGGTACAGGTTGGGATCGGCCTGGGCGACCCAGTCGTTGGTGTCGGTCCAGAAGGGGACGGTGATCACGCGGCGCCGGGCGGCGGCGATGCGGGCGGTCAGGCCGTCCGCGAAGGCGTCCGGGTTGACGTGGTAGTCGGCGTCGCCGGGCTCGCCTTCGCCGGCGGCGAGGAGCTCGGCGGCGGTGTCCTCCAGGTCGATGGGGACCCACAGGAAGCGCGGGCGCGTGAGCGCGCCGAGCCGCTCGCCGGAGTTGACCTCGGTGTACTTCATCATGGCGATCTGGGTCGCCTTCCAGGCGTCGTAGGACAGGGCCGTGGAGCCCTCGTTAGAGTGGTTGGAGCTGTCGATCAGGTAGTTGCTGTCCGACATGGTGGGGCCGTAGCCGCTGTTGGCGGTGAAGACCTCGGCGATGGCCTTGCCGAGCGTGAGCCAGGCGCCCTGGGCGAGGGCGCGGGGGGCGGCCATGACGCGGCCGGTGTCGTCCTTGTCGATGGTCTCCAGGGTGATCCCCAGGTAGCCGCCTTTCTTGACGAAGCTGTCCGTCTCTGTCTGGTCGTCCCAGGTGAGCTCGGAGTAGGCGGCGCCCTCCGCGACTGTGGGGAGCTCCCCCACACCGCCGAGGGTGATCCAGCGGATGTCCTGGAGGTTGTTGAAGTCCCGGACGGTGACCCCGGGGGCCCACCACTGGTTGTAGCTCTGGAACATGTTGATGACGATCTTGTTGAGCCGGTTGGCGACGAGGCCAGCCATGGTGCTGGTGGTGACGTTGGCCAGGTAGACGCGATCCTCCTGGAAGCGGCCGGTGAGCTCGTAGTCGCCGGACAGGAGCATGTACAGCTCGCGGATGCCGGTCAGCGGCCGCACGCCCTGGGGCGGGCGGGTGCCGGAGAGCAGGGCCTCGACGGCCATCTCGAGGCGGTCCAGGCCGGTCCAACCGCCGTAGAGGGCGGGGGACCGGGGGGCGTCGCCCATGCCTTCGACCGTGTTCCTCTCCTGCTGCTTGGCCAGGAGGCCGTGGATGCGGTCGACGGCGGCGTTGAGGGTGGCCAGGTTCTCTTGGATCCTGGCGTGGTCCCAGGCTGGCGGACGCTGTCCGCCGCCTTGGGCGCCTTCGGTGGGGCTGGTGTCCAGCTGAGCGGCAGGGGCTTCGTTGTCTTCGGCGACGGCTACCGGCTGCTGGATCACCTCCTGGGGTTCTGGGTCAGCCGGAAGCGAAGCGGCGCTGACCTGAGCGGTGTTGAGTTCTTCGGGCATGGTTCCTCCTGTGTTGCTGTGGATGGTGCTGAGGGCTTGGCGGATGTACCCGGCGGCGCCGGGTTCGTAGACGGCGTCGACGGATGATACCTTGTTGATCTTGGTCCAGATGCGGTTGCCGGTGTCCTCGTCGTGTTCGTACTCGCGGAAGACGGAGATGGAGAGGCCGATGGGCGGGACGTCTTTGCCGGCGGCCTTGTCGGCGATGACCTGGTCGTAAAGGGAGCCGAGCAGGTGCCCGGCCTCGGTGTCGTAGAGGCGGATCTGAGCTCTGACGGCCTGGTGGTCGGGATCCCAAGCGGCGTCGGAGGCGAGGCCGGCGAGATCGCGGATGGAGGGGCTTTGTCGCCAGCCGAAGCCGAAGAGGTCGGGGTGGTCCACGTAGTGGGGCAGGGGGGAGAAGAGTCCCTGGTCCACGGCGTCCTGGAGGACGTGGTCGGGAATGAGCCAGTTGGAATCCTGTCCATCGTCCTGGCGGATCCATCCGGGCGTGACGAGGATAGCGTCGTAGGTGGGATGGGGAGAGTCATCTCTGGAGCTGGGTTGGAGCAGGACGTGACCCTGATGGACGGTGGCCTTGTGGTGTGTGGCGTCGGTATATTTTTTCTGAGGATCAATATCGAGTGACGGACCGTGTGTCTGCCCTGATCCGTCGTGGCGAGCGGCGCCAGGAGAGGCTTTCTGAGGGGCTTTTTGTGGAGAGGAGGGATCATTAGCCTCTTTGTCGCTCTGAGCGAGCCCTAGAGCGTTCCTGTGGGCCTGGAGGTGGGGTTTGATGGCGCTACCGGCTTGCTGATCGGATCGGGGCTCGCTGTCGGCGGTCTTTGAGTGGTGGGTGAAGGCCATGGGTGATCTCCTTGGCGATTCGTGGTCTGGTTCGTCGTCTCTGGGTTCGTACTCTTCCTCGTTGTACCGTTCTGCTGCTTCGCGTAGACATTCTAGGACGCCCAAAGGCCACAACTTCCGCAGATACCATGCGGCGCGTTGCACCCAGATGCGCCAGTCGGCGGGCTTGTTGACTTCGAGCCATTCGAAGTAGGAGTCCCAGGAGTCCCAGGCGTCGGGGGCGTCGTCGGGTGGCCAGTTGACGGGGCGGGGGGTGGGTTGATAGGCGCAGTAGCAGTGTGGATGCATGGGGAGCGGTGGGGCTTCGCTAGGGTGGAAGATGTAGCCGATAAACTGGCGGCAGTGATTGCAGACCCGGGAGGGATCCGGGTTGTCGTTGCGGTAGAGAAAATGCCAGCCGCCGATGAGGCCTTTACGGTCCATTGGTCTCCTGTCCTTGGGCAGGCTCAGGATGCGAATTGGCGAGGATCTCCTCGATCTGCTTTTGGCCCAGGGGCTCGCCGGCGAACTTGAAGGCCAGGCTGACGGCGGTCTTGTCGTCGATCCAGCCGAGCTGCTTCATCTGGGCGAGGGCCTGGACGACGTCCTTGACGGCGATGGCGAGGGATTCGTTGTCCTTGCGGGCGACCTCGGTGGTGGTGGCGGTGGTGTGGAGCTCGTTATCGCTGGGGTACTGCTGGCCGGTGATGATGCAATAGCGCCGGTAGGCGGCGGTGATGATCTCGGTGGCGATGTGGATCAAGTCCTCCTGCCGCTCGGCGTAGAAGCGGGTGGTGGGCTCGCCCATCTCCTTGGCGGTGGCGTAGTTGACGGTCTCGCCTTCGCCCAGGTAGTGGAGGCCGACGTTGCCGGCGGTGGCCACGGCGAGCCGCAGGGCTCGGCCGTCGTCCTGGGCGTCGCCGGACCCGATGTGCAGGGCGTGGGCGATGAGCTCCTCGTCGGGGCCGGAGACGTAGATGCCCTTCTCGATGGGGTTGTCGGTGCGCAGCTGCTGGCGCTTCTCCTCCACCAGGGCCGGATCGGAGATCCGTAGGTGGAGCACGGCCTGGCGGGTGCGGATGCGGTTGAGGCGCACGCGGTCCTTGAGCCATTCGCTGTAGCGTTTGGCCCAGGGCAGGACGGGGGTGAGGTCGGACTCCCCGCGGGTGGCGCCGATGGGCCGGTTGACGGCGAAGTGGAGCATGAGCGGCGGGAGCTGTTCTGCCGCCGCCTGGAAGGCGGCGGGGTGGCCGGGGCCGATCCACCATTTCGGCTCTGCTGCCATCTCGCGGGTCTGAGCGTAGCGGAGCTCGATCTCGTAGTCGTCGGGGTCGGTCTCGATGTTGCGGATCCGCGAGGCGGGGATGAAGCGGATATAGGACATGCCGTCGACCTTGTTGGTGAACAGGACGGGGAAGATCTCGCCGGCGCGGGTGAGCTCGTCGCAGGCGGGGCCGAGGCGGCGGTCCATGCGGTTCTGCTTGTGGGTCCAGAAGGCCTGAAGGAACGCGTCGACCTGGGGGTCATCGGAGGCCAGGGTGATGCCGTTGCCGAGGGCGTAAGAGCGGGTCAGGGTGACCAGGCGGCGGACGAAGAAGTTCTTCTGCCAGGCCTCCAGCGTCTGCTCGAGATCGCTGTACTTGTCGGCCCAGGGGCGGTCGGCCGGTCCTCCGCCGCTCAGGGACTCCCAGCCGGGGGAGTCGTCGACGCGGACGCTCACGGCGGCCAGACGCTGCTGGACGAGGGCCTCGATGGTGTCGCCGAAGAGGAGGGCGGCGGCCCGGTGGGCTAGACGCTCACGGAGCCCCATAGCGGCCTCCGGCAGGTGCTTGGCAGGTGTGGTATAATGAGGAATTAAGGTGATCACCCCTGTGGTTACGGAAGAGCCTCCCGGCTCTTCTTGGTGCCCAGCCAGACCAGGGGGTGGCCACCTTTCTGCTATATGGGCACACGCGGTTCCTCCTTCTTGCCGGTGAGCGTGTCACCAGTCGGCATGGTCGATGACATCGAGGGGATCTCCCACTTCAACGCTGGCCCCCTCGGCGCTGCCGGGCCAGTCCTGCTGGTCGAGGATGGCGCACAGGGCGGCGGAGATCAGCAGGTCGTCGTGCCCGTAGGCGATCAGTCCATCGTAGGCGGTGGGATCCCATACGCCCCATCG